CTTTGAATGGGTAAAAGCATCTTGTGGTTGGTACGAAACAACTACTCCGATCGACGATTGGCGAACAGAGTACATCGTGGCGACTCCAAAAGACACTCATAACGAAATGAAGTATGATCACACAGAAGCCCAATTGTTCTGCGATCATATCTTCAAACGAATTGACCTAGATTGGCAACATGGTCAATTTGAACGGTTGCCATTTCCTTTACCACCAGAACTCTCTTTTGATCCAGTGAAATTGGCAGTAGCCCACGCCACCACTCACCAAATCGACAAAGTGTCCGCAATCTTGCGAACACCGATGGAACCAGTACGAAAAGGAAACATCGGTCAGATTGTGCAAGCTCTGATGAAAAGAAACGCCAATGTGCCGCATGTGGCTGAACTGCGACCTGTTGGTTTGGTCCAGTCAGCCATTCACAAATTCATGGAGACCTACATCGATTGGGACAAGCACAATGAGGTAATGGCCAACGAAGATCCAATATCTGTCATAGATTTAGAAGATTGGTTCTTTCGTCGCAAAGGCGATCAAAAACTGTCCATGGAGGGATTGGAACGCCGTGAGGGTAACTTAAACACTTATCCTACCCATCTAAAACCATACATCAAACCAACCTTGACTGGGAAAGCTTCCGTCGAATTCGCCAGTGGTCAAACACTCACTGTCATGCAGCCGTACGGCACTGTCAAATTTGCCGGTATGATGATAGCATTCACCCGTCGGCTCTCACGATCGCTCAAAAGCATCTGGAAGATCAACAACAAACTCACAGCCGAGGAACGCAGTGGTCATTGGTCACACATAATGACCAATGTTTCATCAGCATACTTCTTAGAAGTGGACTTTTCCAAGTTTGACAAAAGTCAGGAAGAAGTAATCTTGCAAATCACCATGGGAATCATGCGAAAATTTGGTGTGCCTGAAAAGTTCATCACAGAATGGATCAAATGTCACACTTTCAACAAATTGATGGTCTCAGAAATCGGTTTGAAACTCTGGGTGGCCTACCAGCGACGGTCAGGCGATGTCGGTACTTTCATATTCAACACTCTATGCGCAATGGTAGCTCTCAGTTTCACTCACGATTTTTCGAGTGCTCACGGAGGGATTTTCGGTGGTGACGATTCGATAGTCGCATTGAAGCACGATGCGGACTTGCTGGATCACACTGGCAACATATCGAAACTATTCAACCTCACCGCAAAAATAGAAAACTACCCTTGG